TACTAATACTGGTGGCGATAATATGTTTCAAGGCACTGATGGGGGAGCGGCAAAACTTTACCATAATGGCTCTGAAAAACTTGCAACAGGCTCAGGCGGAGTTGATATTACTGGAACTATTACTGCAACAGCTTTTGACGGTATTCTTAAATCAGGCATATCTTTAGAGTCTAACGCATTTCATCAAACATCTGATGGGATAGATAGATTATTTTTTGCTAATAATGCTGAAACAAAATTTAACGGAACAAACTCTATCGATTTTAGAGTTAATGGTACTGACAGAGCTAGAATAGATAGTGCAGGTGCATGGACATGTACTGGCAATGTCACCGCATTTGGTAGTATTTCTGATGAAACCAAAAAAGAAAACATAGAAATAATACCTGACGCACTCGACAAAATATCACAACTTAGAGGTGTTACATTTAATTATAAAAAAGATGGCAAAAAATCTACAGGACTAATTGCTCAAGATTTAGAAAAAGTATTACCAGAGGTTGTTTATGAGACTACAGACATTGAAGATGAGAACGATAAATACAAAGCAGTTAATTATGGGAATACAGTCGGTTTACTTGTTGAGGCAATTAAACAATTAAAAGAACGAAACGAAAAATTAGAATTAATAGTAAATAGATTAATTACAGAGGTTGAAGAAAAATGACACTTGCGTCAAGTGGAGCATTGACTCTAAATGATATTCAGGGTGAGTTCGGCGGCAGTAATCCTATTGGACTTAATGAATATTACAGAGGTGGAAGTTTAGTACCCAATCATAGTAACACTTCATCTATACCAACAAGTGGTACAATTCAGGTTGATGATTTTTATGGCACAAGTTCTGCATCACCACTAGATTTAAGTTTTACAATGACTCATGGTGCAGCTAATATAGCTCAAGGTAAATTTGTTTTTGATTGGAGAGGAGCTGCTATATCTAGTAGTAGTGTTACTGGTGGTTCTGTTGGATCATTTTCTGATACAGCTGTTGCAGCTGGTGGTGCATCAGGAAATATAGAATGTTCTGCTACACAAAGAACCAGCGGCGCACCTAATGCAACTAGTATTAACGCATTTGCATGGACAATTGAATTTAGCAGTACTACAATTCGTGATGCAATTAAATCAGGTAGAAGTGGAGCTACCTTTCCTGGTCTAGGATTTAAGGCTTGGGAAACTCTAACTAGCAGTTTAACAAATCAACCAATTAATCCAGCTACAGGTTCAGATAAACTATATTGGGGTGCAGGTATTGCAGGAAATGGTGTTTCTGGTCAATTAGCTTTATATAATCAATTTGCTGGTTGGACTATGAATAGAGCAGGAACAACAGATACTATAACATTTTCATAATGAAACCAACAAAACTACAAATCTTAGAACTAATTGTAACTATAATCATATCTGCAAGTGTTTTTGTATTTATGTTAAATTTAGTTTATTAATGATAATTAAAGATAATGTTTTAAATCTTGATTTTGATCTTGTTGAAACAAATTGTTATAAAACATTGCCTCATTATAATTTTTGGGGTGGTTGGTGGAAACAAGAGCCAAGAAATATAATTGAAATTGTAATACAAAAATTATGGCAGGAATACATTGATGTTAATGAATGTATTGATGGAGGTTTTGAATATTGGGGAAGAACTATAGCAGAAAATGGTCATTTAGAATGGCATCAAGATACAGGCGAATATAATTATTTTAATGAAAATTATTGGTGTTCTGACGAAAGTTTATTATATTATCCAAAAGTTAGTAATGATTGTATTGGTGGTTTTTTAGAACTAGCACCATATAAAACAAGAGGTACTTTAGAAGATTCATATACAGCTGCTAGAACAATAGATACAAATGAAGTTGAAAGAATAAAACCAATTACTGATAGAATGGTATTTTTTGATTCAGCACATTTACATAGAGTAACTCCAGTATATAAAGGAGTTCGTTACAATTTAGCAACTGCGTTGTGGAAAAAAACACCAGATTTTTTTAAAAAACATGAAAATTGGATAAATCCTGGTATGAAAATGCAATTAATAGAATGTGAATGGGAATATAAATATGATATTAAAATATAAAAAAGAATTAAAAGTCCTTGTGGTCAAAGGCTGTGAACATGTTGAAAATGGAATTATTAGACGAGATGATCTAATGCAAACAGATTTTATACCTTTAAACTTTAATGGTTCTTATAAAAATTATGTTTTAAGAGATGGTCATGAGGCATGGGATACTAAACAACATGAAGCGGAACAAAAAATAGTTAATCAATGGTTAGTTGAATTAGGATATAATCCAGATGGTTTTAAATTTGATTTTGAAAAACAAGAAATAACACCAAAGGATAATCCACATTGGAATCCAGATTATCATAAATCAACTGGTGCAGTAGAAGATGATAGAGAGGTAGAATCTATATGAACTATATATTTACTTTACCTTATGATCCTTCAAAATATACAGTTGTTGAAAATAGTTTGCAAATTGCTTTTCCAAAACCAGATGAAGTAAGAACAGGACAGGAAATTACAAGAATTGGAAAAATGGATTTAGATCCAGGTACTGCTAAAAGTTTTCATTCTGCATCTAATAAAATAAAAGAAAACCAAAAAAATTACATTCTTGTAAATGGATCTGTTTCGGTTACATATGAATGGACTGAAGAAGATGAAATAAATGAAAGTGATATAGATGCTTTTATTCAATATTTAAATGATAGTCCTGATACTTGGTCTTGTACAAAAGATATGGACAACAATAAGCTTATCATTGAAATTGATTGGGTTGGAGAAAATACTGAGTGGAATACTTTTCCGTTAGGTTATATGATAGATTGTGCAAATCTTTCTATTGTAGCTTTAAACGATGATGTAGAAATATTATGTATTATGCAAAAAAATGCAAATGATCCATGGAGTATGTTGCATAGAGATGTACCACCAGGAGAGACAGTTGATGTAGTTAAACCAGAGTGTGATGTAGCATATGTTATTACAAGTCAGGATTCCATAATTGAGACTACATTATTGGGTACAACTAATGATGGACATACAATGCCTTTTAATAAGTATGATGTTAAAAAATTAGATAGTGATTCTGTAAAATTAAAAAACATAAGTGATAAACCAAATAAAGTACTTATCTATTACAAATGATTGGCAATTATACAGCACACAAATTGCTGACTAATTTTCAAAAGTTTGATTTTGAAAGTCGTTTTGTAAAAAGATATAAACCAAAAGATAATCTATATAATTTAATCAATGATGATCTAAAGAAACTACCTGACGGTACTTTTGGAAAAGATTTTTATAGGTACATGAACTATGACAACAGCAGCATTGTTGATTTATATAATCTATACAAGAATAAAAAAGATACTGAAAAAGTTAAAAGATATAAACAAGACTGGTGTGTAGTACACGATTTTCAACATTTTATTACTGGTTATGATACAACACTAGCTGGTGAAGGATTGATGTTTACTTTTGGTATGAGACATGAGTTTAGAATCTCAATAATTATGATGTGGATATATACTGTAATTAATGAGTTCTTTAAAAAAAATGGATTATTTAAAAGTAAGTTTTGGATATCTCTATTATTTGAGTCTTATAGATTAGGTAAAAATACTGATTGGCTTATGAATATAGATTGGAAAAGTAAGTTTGATAAACCAACAAAAGAAGTAATCAAAGAAATAGGAATAACAGATAAACCTCAATTATGGTTACTATCTAAAAATTATATAAAGCATAACTACAAAGGAGAAATGTAATGCCAATAGAGGATAAAATTACATTAGACAGAGCAGAACGTAAAATTGTTGTAGAAAAAGAGCAAGATACTACTCCTGTAATGGAGCAAAATAAAATATTTAGGAATCATATTCCAGAAGCTCAAAGAGGAGACTTTCAGCGAATAGCGCAGATACCACTAATTGCTTTACAAATACAGACTAAGAAAAAACACGGACATAGCAATTGGTATAAATTACACAAGGACCAACAAATGGAGATCATTAAGTCTATGATAAATAGTAATGAGTTCCAAAATTTTAAAGTAGGAAGTAAGGGATTATAATGGCATTAAATACTTATTCAGGATTACAAGCATCCATTGCTAACTTTTTAGCTAGATCAGATTTGGGTACAGAAATTATAGATTTTATAGCACTGGCTGAATCTGAAATAAATAGAGAGCTTAGAATCAGACCTATGGAAACTACAATTAGTTTTACTATAGATGCAGAGACAGAAGCTCTACCAACAGGATTTTTGGGAGTAAGAAGTTTTTTTATTAATGGTACTAAAAAACAACCATTACAGTTTATAACTCCGTATCAACAACATCAAACACAAGGATCTAGTACTAGTGGTGTTCCTAGAGCTTATAGTATTGAAGGATCTAATTTTAGATTTAGTCCTTTACCATCAGGTACACATACAGCTACATTAACATATTATAAAGCTTTTGATGCTTTATCTGATAGTAATACTAGTAATTTCATACTTACTAATCATCCAAATGTTCTTTTGTATGGAGCATTGTATCATGCATCTAATTTTATTAGAGGTGTAGATCCAAATGTAGTAACTCAATGGAAAGAACAATTTATGAATGGCATTAAGCTTATTAGAGAACATAATGATAAAGAATCTTATAATGCTACACCATTGGTTCAAAGAACAGATATTAATCTTAACAATTTAGATAACATAAACTAATGCAAGTTCCTTTTGCAGAATGGCTGCCTGATTTACCTGATCACCTTAATCCTGGAGCAACAATAGCTAAAAATGTATATCCAG